GCGTTCACACGCTGGCCCGGGTGGAACGTGCCCACCTTGACCTTGTCACCGATCGCGTAAGCCACGTCGATGTCTCGACCCAGCTCCTCGCGCTCCAGCGCGAATGCCGCGGCGACGTTCGCCGCGTCGTCGGTGTTCTTCTTCACGCCCGTGGTCGTCAGCTCGACCAGGTGCCCGGGGGTGATCGCTTCGAGCGCCGACTCCTGCTCGTCGATCTGGGGCGGGCCGCCCTTCAGTACGATGGTCCTACGTGCCATCTGTTTCCAGCCTCCTATGAATGGGTTCGACGACCCTGTGGGACGACGGCCCGCCTAGGCGGACTTCCTCGCGTTACGGATGCGCTCGTGCATGTCGGGCGGCGGGGGCACTGCGCCCGCGTCGTCGTTTGCGCCGGCAGCACGCGGCGCTCCGACACCGGTGAAGTCCACCGGCTCCTTGATGATCGCGGTCGCCAGCTTCTCGAGCGACGCGACCGACATCGCCTTCAGCTCCGCCTCGCTGTAGACCTTCTGGGCCGCCAGCAGGCGCGTGGTGAGGCTCGTCCGCTTGGCCGACTGCGCCGCGCGGTGGCCCTCGAGGATCTCCTTCACCTCGGGGTTGCGGGAGTAGAAGGCAGCGTCCTTCTGCTCGGGCGTCTCCTCCACCGGCGCATCGGCTGCCGGCTCGGGTGCGGGTGTGACTGCGGGCTCCGGCTCCGGCGTCGGCGCCGGCGTCTCGCTGAGCACCTTCACGTGCGCCTCGAGTGCCTTCAGCTCGTCCTCCGGCAGTGCCTCGAGAGCAGCCGCCGAAGCGGAGGTGAAGCACGTCTTGCCGCTCGCGATGATCGCGGCGACCCTGGCCTTCTTGTCCATCGTCGTCTCCTTTCCTGCGGTTGCTTCGATGTGGCCACCGCATCCGCAGGGAGACGCTGCAGCGGCCTTGGGTTCGAACTTCTGGACGAGGTCGCCCACCTCGACATCGTCGCTCAACGACACGGCGCCATCGTCGGCCACCGTGTAGCTGCGACGAGCGAACACGACCTCGCCTTCGGGTGCTGTTGCGTACACGACCTTGGCAACGTCGGGGAACACGTCCACGACGCCGAGGAACGCCGGCTCGGATGCGAACAGCGCCTGCTCGATCTTCTGCCTGAGCTCCGAGTCGCTGGGGCCCGTGTCCTCCTCCGCCGCGTCCTTCACTTCCTTCGTGGCCATGTATCGAGCCACGAGCTCCTTGAACTTCTCGGCGAGCTTATGCACGGCCCCTCCTCCTTCTTGCGCGGCGCGAGGCGTCCCGCATCCCATCTCGACGCTACACGCGCCCGTCATGCCAATGGGTAGCGCGGCGAGGTGGTCGGGTATGATCTCCCGCCACACCGACGCGTACCGCTTGCCGTCCGCCGTGACTCCCTGCGCGGGCTGCGACGTCACGAACACCCCGACCGAGACCTCGGTCGTCTGACCCGTACGCACCATGGACAATAGACGTTCCGCGTCTTCGCCCTTGGAGGCGACCAGCTCAGGGTCGAACCACGCCTCCATCAGTAGCTTCTCGTCCTTGACCTCTGCGTGGAACACCCAGCCGATCCTGAACGTCTCGAGAACCCTGGGCTCGTTCGCCGACACCATCGCGCCGTTCACGTCAGGGTGGCCGAACATGAGCGGGCGCCCATCCCAGCCCTGCGGCACCTTGCCGAACTCGGCCGCGAGGACCAGCTCGGGCGCCTTCGCGTTCGAGGCGTGAATGACACCCTCGACTAGCGCGACGACCGGCGCCACGACGTACTGACGCCCAGCGTAGGACTCAGCCCGCACCCGCCCTGATAGCGCGCCGCGGAACGATCGTGCTTGCTTCATGCGAGCTCCTCGTCACAACGGCACAGCATGTGGGCAGGCGGCCCGTCCAGCCCATTCGAGTAGGGCTGATCGAGGCGCGCCGATTCACCATTCATGGGTTCACAGACCGGGCACACCCGCTCGTCCTCCGCGGTCATCCACGTGCGCGTGACCTGATCAACGCGGATGCGACCCTCGAGGATCGCAAGCCGCCACTCGGCGCGCTGCCCAACCCGCTCGGCAAGGATGCGTTCGTATTGTACGATGGCGCGAACCCGTTGACGAAAGAGCCGGTTCGCGTATGCTCGCGCCCTCTTGAACGCGAGCTCCTTCGTTGCGCGTGCAGGCACCCTGATGCGAACCTTGCCAGCATAGAGGACCTTGCCTGGCGAGGAGAGGAACTTCTCGTAGAGGTTGAGCACAGCCATCGCCCTGCGCTCATCGAGGCCCGCGGTGATACGCACGAGCCGCTGCGCCTCCGACACTGAGCCCGAACGCGCAAAGACGCGGCGCACAACGGCGAGGATCGAACCTCGGGTTTCCTCTGCCACGCGGTTCGCCATGATGGCAGCCTCGCGTGTAGACCAGGGCCGTGTGGGCGCACGCAACGTTCGCAGCTTTTGCTCAGCGCGCCGCGTACCCACCGTGAAGTCCTGTTCGAGCAGGTCCACGACAGCATCGGTCGACAGCAGCGCCTCGATAGTCGCGCCCACGGGCTGCACGCCCGCCTCCAGGAACGACCACGCACGATTCTCGAGGCCGTAGTTGAACAGCTCCCACGCGATAGTCGTGTCAACGCGCCGCAACGCCGCGGACACGATCGACTGCAGATTGCGCCGTGCTAGTCGGCGCATGATCGGCAAGCTCACGATGTCGAGCGCCACGTTCAGCGTTGCCACTATGCGTCCTCGTCCTCTTCGTCGTCGTCGTCGTCCTCTTCGTCGTCGTCCTCTTCGTCATCAGCGGCTGGGCCCTTGGGCGGCATGCCGGGCTTCTTGGCCTTGATCGGGTTGCCCTGAGGATCGAGCTTTGGGTCGCCGTTCTCGTCCAGTTCATTCCCGTCCTCGTCCACGACCGTTGCCGTCTGCTGTGCGTCGAACTCAGCGATCTGCTCAGGGTCGAGCGCCTCGAGCCCGAGCACGCGGTCGCGGATCTCCTCAGGCAGGACGACCAGCCCGCCCGCCTGCTTGTTGAGCTTCGACCACTTGTCAGCAACGGTGGCCTGCTGATCCTCGGTCAACGCCTTGAGCTCAGGCCATCTGATCTCGTAGCCGTCGGGCGTCTCGGCCAGTGCGCCCGTGTCCTGAAGGATCTTGATCAGAGCGCGCACGATCGGCTCGGCGTACTCGCGGCGCCTGTCGCTGACGCGCTCGTCCCAGTTCTCCTTGTCTTGCGTCGAGGCAAGCTCGCCACGCTCGCTGCCAAGGAGGATGCGCTGTGGGATGCCCGTCGCGCCGCTGATGACGCTGATGATCGCCTCGAGCTGCGCCTTGAAGTTCGCAACGTCCGACTTGGTTGTGTTGACGCTGAAGCCTCGAGCGGCCAGGGTGCGCCGCATCTGGTGCGCGAACTCCTCGGCCTCCTCCTTGAGCTTGTCGATCTGCGGCTGATCGATCTTGACGTTGGGATCGATGTTGAAGATCATGCCCTGGTGCACACGCGTCCAGAACGCCTCCGACCCGCCGCCCACCACCTTGTCCAGATCGTCGAGCCTGTTCCACACCTTCTCGAGGCGCGGCGTCCCGTAGACCCGATCATCGAGGAGACCATCGGCGATGTGGAGGAGGCGCGTGTAGTGCACCTTGGCCGTGAACACCTTGCTGTTCTTGCCGATCTTCGCCTTGCGGCTGATCGTGTACGTGACTGGCAGCCCGAAGCGCACGCTCGTTGAGTCGAGGTCCACCTGATCGACCTCGGCCTCGTCCTCACAATAGGGCGCGAGGTACGCGATGTCATCCACAGACGCGATGCTGGGCAACGGCGTCTCGAGCTTGCCCGGCGCGCCAACGAGCAGCACGGCGTAGTGGCCCAGCCCTGCCAGCACGTCAGTGCGTGACAGCAGCGCCCATACACCGAGGCGCTCCTCCAGGGACTCCCACTGTTCCTCGAACTCAGTGCTCACGTCCGGGTCTTCGTCCTCAACGATCTCCGCGCCTCCACGCCACGTGGCCTTCGGGTACGCCTCCACGATGCGCGCCGCGATGTCGCCTCGAGCGAAGCGATCGCGGTAGTCCTGTACTAGAAGGTCGCGCTTGTAGCCCAGGACGTTGAACAGGTCGCGCTTGCCACCGAACGTCAAGCCCGCGGTGCCTGCCAGCCCAGCCCGCTCCACAAGGCTCGAGGCTAGATGCCGCATCCCATCCACGAGGCTGAAGCGCCGAGGTACGCCTCGAGGCTCGGGTAGGTCGTTCGCGCCGAACGCATCAGTGCTCATCGTGTCCCCTACCAGAGCATCGCAAACGTCGGGCTGTCGTCGTCCTTGGGCGTAGCGAACACGAGCATCACAGCCTCAGCTCGGTTCGGGCTCGGGATCCCACGCCGCTTGGCCTCGTCCTTCGACTCGATCTGGATCTGACCCTTGCTCGTACGCTTGTACCTGATGGACACCAACTCAGCCGCTGTGGCCGGGTCCAGAGCATCGAGGTCGATGTTGCCCGTCTCGAATCGTTCGCGCAGCTCCCACCAGCACTGCGCCCTGAAGTTCAGGAACCGCGTCTTGTTGCAGACCTTGCTGTGCTGCTTCAGTTCGAAGTCGCAGTTGCACGTGGGCTCCTCGCCTACGTTGATTCCGACCACGGGCTCCTTGAGCTCCTTGCCGCGATCCACGATGCCATGGCCGATCCCGATCGAGTCCACCTTCACGAGGGTCGCACCGGTCTCACGACGTTCAGCGAGCACCTTGCCCGAGGTCTGCATCGTGTCAGGGTTGTGGTCCTCCGACATGATACGAACGACCGAGCCCTTGCGATTCGCCGTTGTGCTCGAGTCGCCACCTGCGCCAACGTCCACACCCAGCTCGTTGGGCGTGGATGGCGTCAACGTTCGCGCCTGTGCAGCCTCGATCCACGATGGCGAGATGAGGCCCATCGAGGTCTTGGACTCAGGGAACTGGCCCAGTACCTTCGAGCGCCACAGCGGGTGTGCATCCTCCAGCTTCGCGCCCGCAGGCGGCACGACCGCAGTGCCTTCCTGGTTCCAGCTCCACCCGGGCACCCACTCACGCCGCTTCTCTTCCACGTACGTGCGACCGACTAGACGTTGCCCAATCCAGTCGGGGATCGGCTCGCCCGTGAAGTTCGGCGTATCGAAGGCCGAGATGTGGATGACTAGCCAACCCGAGCCCGGCCTGCACACCCGAGCGAATTCCGAGGTCGGGTCGTCAGGGTTGCCAATCGCGAGCATGCGGCAATCGTCGTTCGAGAGTAGCGAATCAGCTGCTACCCACAACGAGTTCGGGTTGTCAACGGTCTGCCCTGGAATCCCGCATGCTTCGTCCAGCACGACCAGCACGCGCCTGAAGTGGGTGCCCTGGAACCCAGCGGGATCCTTGTCGGCAGGCTTCTTGCCGAAGGCGACCAGCACCTCCTCACCGGTGATGCCGGTGACGTGCCACTCCTTCTGATTCGTTCGCCCTGGCAGCCCGACCCGCGAGTGCGTGCGTCGAATCTCCTTCCACAGTACCTGCTTGACCTGGGCATCGGTCGGGGCTGTGGTGATCGCGCCAGCATCGCCCGGCGTATTGACATCGAGCCACCACGCCACGACGTGCGCCGCAATGAAGCTCTTGCCCGGCCCATGGCAGCTTGCGACTGCGACCTTACGATTGTCGCGCACCGCCTCGAGGATCTGACGCTGCTTGGACCACGGCTTGATCCGAGCGCGCTCCACTGACCACGCGATGGGGTCGCTGCGCCAACGATTGTTGCGGACGATGCGCTCGACGCTAGCCCGTCGGATCGACGTGGGCAGCGCGGTGCTCAATGGACTGCCTCGCCGTTCGAGTCGCCAACCGCGAGACCCTCGTCACGCATACGATCTAGGGCGCGGGCCATGATGTCGCCGATGAGCTCGGCTTCGTCGGGCTTGCAGAACTCGAGCCACTTGTCATCGTTGGACTGCGAGAGCTCCAGCTTCGAGGTTGGGCCGAGCCCGGCGCGATCACAGATAAGCTGCGCGGCGCGAAGGACGGTGCTCTCGTCGCGAGGCATGCCACGCTTGCAGAACGGGCATGGATGCGCGTCAGCTGAATCCTCGAGCATCTCGTTGATGCGCTCGACGACGCGAGGTAGGGACTCGACCATGCGAGCCGCGGCAGCCTTGCGGATGTGATCGGCATTGCCGCCGTGGGACACGCACACCGTTGCCCCGAGGATAGGAGTATTGCGACACCGCTGGCCAGCGAACTGGCCGTTGCGCTTCACGTGCACACACTGAGGCGAAGGCTTCACAGTGTCGTTGTCGTGCTGTTCGATCGGCTTCCTCATCTGCTTAGCGCCTGTACGATCTCAACGGTAACCTGTGTGGATGCGTGCTGTCAATAGACGCGCCTCAGTTCGTCCGCCGTTACGCGCTGTTACACGAGGTGTTACCATACGATGTCGTTTGTTTTCAAGCCTTTCTATTGATCTGTAACACTGTAACAGTAGTAACAGCTATAAATAAGTTCTAGTAAGGGGGTAAGAAAGTCGCTTGGGCGTCGTCGTCGTCCGAGTATTGACGGTAGCCGTCTGGTAACTATAGGGAAACGGTGTTACCGGTGTTTCAGTGTTACCACATCGGCTAAGTCGTTCCATCCTCGAGACTTGCGCCGTAACACGCGCTTGTAACGCCAGCCCATTCGACTGTTGCAGGTGTGGTGTCTCGCGGCGTCTCGAACCAATCTCGTCCATCGTCTCTCGACACATAGTGAACAATCTCTAGTAACGCATACGGCACATACAGCGTCTCGATTGGCCGATCGAGATACCGTATGTGCCGTGAGATCTTTACAGCTTTACAGAGATTGCTTACGAAGTGTCGTTCCTTATCAACGTCTCCTGCCCGGCGCGCTTCGTTGAAACGTAGCACCTCTGAGGCTTGCCTGTTTTGCTAGTGCGTTCATCGGGAAGACGAACCAGAACGCCGCCCTTGAACCCGAGAGCTGACATGATACTCCTAACGCGAGCAGCCGATGCGGGCGTCTGATGTTCTACATCGACGCCCAACGCATTCCACACCTCAGCGTTCGAGACAGCCCACGGGTCGCGTGACTGCTTTGATTCGACCAGCCTTTCTAGTACGGGATGCCACGGGTCTTCCTCGAGGCGCTCCTCTTGCTCCTTGGCTGCGTCCTCCCAGTACTTGGGATCGAGCCTTATGCTCTCGCCCTTCGCTTCGCGTATCGCAGCCTCAGCCCACAGCTGATCGCGCACGGTGGCGATCTCATCGGGGTACATGCGCTCAATCGTGACGGGCCAGAACCGTCGATTGCCCGTTCGGTCCTTCAAGTAGCGTTCACGATTCGTTGTACCAATCATGATGAACTGGCGCGGATGCACGCTGGGCAACGGCTTGTAGGCGAGGCGCACTGGGCCGTCAGTTCCTCGAGACAACGATGCCTTGAGCTGTTCGGCTTCGTTGCTGTTGCCGGCGAGCTCCGAGATCTCGACGATCCATACGCCCATCGTGTTCTCGACTACTATCTTTGGACCGACGCCCATGTGGAGGCCATCGCTGAACCAGTCATGATCCGGACAGAGCGCGCCCAAGCCCATCGACTTGCCGCGGCCTTGGACCGATGACTCGAGGATCAGGAGCTCATCGAACTTGCAGCCGGGCTGGCGCACTCGTCTCACTGCGGCGATCAGTACGATGCTCGAGATCGCGCGGACGTAGGCCGTGTCCTTCGCTCCCGCGTACTTGATGAGCCACTCGTCGATACGCGGTGTCCCATCCCACTTCAGCCCAGCGAGGTACTCGAGCACAGGGTGGTACTTGTTCGCGTAAGCGAGATCCTCTGTCTTGTCCTTGAACAGCTCCTTGGGTGGCAGGAACCCGAAGCGCTTGTCGATATCGAAGTAGGTCTTGATGAAGTGCTCGTTCGTCCAACGCTGCCTCTCGCCCGTGCCGTTGATCATCGCTGGGTAGTCGGCGAAGGTGTTGTACGCCATCGTGACCTTCATTTGCTCGAGGGCGCGCTCGATGTTGACCGGCGAGTTCGAGAGGATGCGCTGCCCGGTTGCGTCA